GGAGGGTAGCCGGAATTGGCTCATACTCCTCATCGGACGGGGTGGGGATCCACTTCGTCTCATTCTGCGCATCCGGGGTCCTCATCCACTTTTGGCAAAGCTGCCGCAAAGTGCCGATGTTGAGGGTGCCGGTGATGGTGCTATAGGGGAGCACGCCAGACACCACGTAACCTTGGCGGTCGAGCTCCGTGCCCACGTAACTCGAGGTTATGCACGCGGCCACGGGCCGGACCTCCCCGGCATTGGTGCCCAGAAATGCCCCCCCCGGCCCAGCAGAGGAAAAGGTGGCGTCATAAAAGTTGACGGAGAAGTTGTCAGTCTCCGCCGCGATACTAAGCTTGAAGACGCGGTTGTAGCGTGGCCAATACGCAATGATCGAGCACGTTGCACCCACGCCGCCAGTGTTGTAGATCGCTGAAAACCAGTTGATGAAGCCATCCTTCCCACGGTAAGCAGTATGTCCCAGGATCGAATTGCATGGGTCGGACACCATGCGAACATGGCTGGGAACCCTTGAATCGCCTGTAGCCGTTGCTGGCACTGCCTTCCGTTTCTGCCGGGCCAGCGACCGGCCCCCAGCCCTATTCTGCTTGGCTTTCGCCGCAGCTGCCTTAGTTTTCGCCATAATTATACCGCGTAGTACAGTTTTTCGTATTTGTCGTTGGGGAACTCTCGTGTGGCTGTGATGTGAACATCGCTGCGAATGAGGAATCCAAGATGCGTGGAGCGGAAGTCAGCCTCCAAGGCCCGCTGTTCACCTGGTGACATCCCCCAGGTGCGCCAGAACTCATATCTGGCCCGCTCCGATGGCTCCGAGTACCGCCCGTCGAAGGTGGCATCGCGGAGCCAGCTGCTCCTGAAATCCAAGCGCTCGAGGGTACGGCGCGAGGGGGCCGTGGTGCGGGCCAGCATGTCGTAGTACGCGCCAAGAACGGGTACGTTGCCATACAATGCCAGCCCGCCCAGCCCAGTTGCTGCCAGCACCTCAGCCCAGGTGATGCTCCTGTCCTCCACCCAAGTGTGGTCCTGGGTGATGGCCTTGTAGGGATTGCGCACCATCGTGGCTGGGGTGGTTCCGACATAGCGGCACTGGCAGAACTCGATCCCCGGTAACTCGTACACAGGCTCCTCCACCTTCAGGTGGTAGCCCCGCCTGCGCATCCACTGCTGGATGCCCTCCTGGAACCGCGTCAGGCTATCACGCCGCATGAAAACCACTGCATCATCCCCGTCCACCATTGCCCTCGCCTCGATGCCCTGCTCCTTGCAGTAGGCGTAGAGAAGACCAGCGGATATGATGCAATTGCCCATCGCAGTGTTCATGTCGCCCGACATGCGGCCCCCGTCCGTGACGTACTTGACACGCCCGTCAACCACGTTGGCGTAGCACGTGTTCCTCAGCTGCCAGGACAGCAACCTCTGGAGCTCCTGGTCGCCCAGGTAGGCCGGCAGGTAGAAGCCATGCTCCCACTGCAGTGCCATGCCAGAAGTGTGCTGGTCAAACTTTGAGTAGTCCGTGCCCACCGCCACCCAGTTGCCCTCACCGAAGTAAGAGGCGTGCCCCTCCGCCACAGCAGCTCTGCGCTCTGGTGTGTAGCCCTTCATGATCGTTGGGCCGCCCCACACACCATCAATCGCCTTGTACACCCGAGGCTCAAGGGGGAGCAAATACTTCCCCACCTCCAGGTTGTACCTCGGACTCCTGGCGCTGATGAGTCGCCCGGGCTTGCGCTCGTGCCACTTCTCAGCCTTCAGGAAGACGGATGGATTGCTATCCGCCCGAACTATTGGCTTCGCTCGAAGACTGCGTGCGGCAGCAGCATAACGGCGACGTTTCTGGCCCCTGTAATGGTCCACAAATTGCTCAGTGGTCCAAGGGAGCGAGTACCTTCCGATGCCGCTGACCACGCCTCGCTTGAACTCGCGCAGTCCGGGGGACTGGAAAGCCCCGCGCTCTGGTAGCAGCGTTGGCTCCCATTGCCCATCCACCGTCCTACCCAGCACACGCTCATGTACGCTGTCGACAACATTTGCCACATCGTTCGCATGTGTCCAGGTGAGTCCCTTAGTTGGCAGCCCACGGATGTCAAAAACCCTGCGTGGAGCCTTCTGATCGTACCCCAGGGTGGTGACGCTCACCGGCGGCATGCGCGCCAACTGCTCGCGCATGAGGTCTTAATCACCACTAACCGCCAGTGCCCACACGGGGCATCCCTAGCACCCACTGGAAGGGGGCGGGGCGGCGAGGCCCAGGCCCCGCGCAATGCGGTGCAGGAACCTGCCGCCAACACTCCTCAGCCTTGCCTCGTTAGC